AGAGAGCAGACTGCGACATCTGGAACACAGCCTGATACTGCACTACACGCTGAGCCATCGTGCTGCTGTTGGGGTCGCTGACAGGGATGACATCCACCATCGCGTAGTCAGTCTTGCGGGCTCTGGACAGGCCAGTCTCAGGCTGGTAGCTGTACTCCTCTGGTGCTTCTTCTGCGATGATTTTCTTCAAGAGCTTGAACTCTTGCTTCATCGCATAGTGCACACGGGCTTGTACAGCCGCCATGGGCTTGAGCGTGCGCTCCAGCAATGCCAGCGTGGTGCCCACCGGTGCGTTTGCGCTCATGTCCGACACGTTCATGTCGCTGATTGCGCCAAGGCGACGGCCTTCTTCGGTGATGCGCTGTAACAACGCAAGCAGTGTTTGTGATGGCTCCTTGTATGGGAGCATCATGATGTTGTCTTTGATCGAGCCGCTTGGCACGTCCACGTCGCGGAACTCACCGGGGTTGATCGGTGTGTCGTCACCCTTGACACGCAGGCCACGGGCCTTCAGACCACCCGGCAGGTTTGACAATGTGCCAGCATCCACCAACTGACGAATGATCGAAGTGCCAGCGCGGGCGTAGCCACCGATGATGTGGATAAGACCCAGACCATAAAAGCCAAAACCCGGCACATACACGTAATGCACGAAGTGGTCATCCTTCAAGCGCAGCGGGTCTTCTTCTTTCCAGTTACGGCGCACGGCCAACACTTCAGTTGTGCCTCGGTCGATGGTCACAACGTATGGCTTAGGTAGCTCGTCTTCCTCGTCGTCCACACCTTCAATGAGCATGTCAACGCTGATCTCCAGCAGTGTGTAGCGGTCGTCGCTCTGGATTGTGTAGCCGCCTTCTTCAGCCTTTTTTTTCTCCACATCTGTGGGGAACGACTGGGGGTCACCAAGGTCGATGTCTCGGTAGAACCCGCTGGCCATCAGCTTGTCCATCTCGTTCTTTGTCTTACGCATCACGTGAGTGACGCGCTCTGCGGTCTCGATGTGTGACGCACCGTATGGCACCACAACATCTTCTGCTGGGAGATAGATAGAAACTTGACGACCGAGCAGTGGATCGAAGTACACCTTCTTGAACGCGCTACCTGCAAGGCCCAAGCTGTACAACATGCGCTCATGCTCTGGCCGGTACTCGACCATGCGCTCCGTCAACTGATAGTTCATGTCGTTCTTGACACGCTCAGCAGCTTCTTCCTTCTCCTTTGTGGTCTTGCCAAGAATCTTTGTCTTGACAGGGCCAGCGGCAGGGAACGTCTCGCTCATGGTCTCAGCTTGGAACCTGATCGCAGCTTCTGCCAACACTGTGGAATACACGCCACAGGCGTCGTCCCACGGCTCAGTGCGCTCCTCGTACTTGAAGCCCAGCACTTCCAGACCCTTGACGAATGTGTCAGCCCAGTCTTTGCGGGCCACCATGTCGGCCTCAAACAACTCAATCAGGTCGTTAGACAGAGAGTGCAACACACCCTCGTCCATGTGCTCTGCAAGGTTGGCCTCAAAGTCAGAGTCGTCCTCTATGTCTGTGGTCTCGCCCATGATGATCTCTGCACCGCCGTCAGGCAGCATGTTGACGGTCGAGTCAGTTTCCTCGTCCATCTCCATCTCGATGCTCTCGCCCAAGCTCTCCAGACCTTGCGGTGCGGAGTACAAGCCTTTACTCATTGAATCTGTTGCTGCCATGATTTGTCCTTAGTAGTATCCGCCCTTGCGGGACTTGAAATATCGAATCTCATCCGGCTCGTCAGAAGGCAATCGGATGAAGCCCCCTTGGCGAAACCGCATTAGTGCCATGACCGTTGAGTCCACCAAGTCATCGTTACTCATGAATGGGAAACCTGCAATCTCCTCCACGACCTCCTCGGCCCAGCGGGTGTCAGGCACCCAGCACAAACCAGAGCGCACGATGTCTGCCACAGAGTTTAACCGTGCCAGCTTATCTCCGCTACCTCTGTGCGGGGTGTACTCCCCCACAGGAATACCGGTACGTCTCATCTCTTGGTAAAGCTGCGTACCCGCAGATTTCTTCTCCACGATGAACGCATCTGGCTCCCATTCTTGGTATTCAGAATACGCGAGTTCTTTGAGTTCTGGGAATTCCAGCCGTTTCTTGATTGAGTTGAGCAGGATAATGTTGTGGCACCCTTCCTCGTCGTTCATGAACACGCCCCACGTTGTCAGGGCGGTAAAGTCAGCGCGGTTGTGGCTCTCAGCCGCCGCGTCCAGACTCATGATCACGTACTCACATACTGGTGGGTCTTCCTTCTCCCAGAGCTTCCACCAGTCACGCTTGACGACGGACGCTTCTTCTGCGGTGGGGTTCTGCTGGTACTGCGCATTCCACTGGAACGTAGGCATCGACGCCTTTGTTCTCAGCAGCGCCTTCATGTCAAAGAACTCAGGCCACAGCGGTTTCTGGATGATGCTTCCGTCTGTCTGCTCCGTGTCCACGATGGCCGGGAACTCGATCACCTCGTACTGATCAGAGCCCTCGTTGGCTCTCATGTCATTGGTGACGCGCCCTGTCAGGTCGTTCTGATGCCACCTTGTTTGCACAATGGCAACGCGGCCACCGGGCATGAGACGAGTACGGGCACCGTATGTAAACCACTCGTAGGCTTTGTCGAATACGTCAAAGTTTCCATTGATGATGTCCTGCTCGTTATGAGGATCATCGACAAGAAGCAAATCAGCACCACGGCCAGCCAGAGCAGAGCCGACACCACAGGCGAAGTATTCGCCACCGGCGCTTGTGCTCCAGCGTCCTGCGCTTTTTGAGTCTGCGGCAAGTCCGACGTTGGGGAAGATAAGTTTGTAGTCATCTGAGTCAATGATGTTCCTGACTTTACGGCCAAAGTCCACGGCGAGGTCTGTGGTGTGGGAGACCATCAGCACCTTTTTGTTTGGGTATTTTCCCAGAAACCAAGCCGGGAAATAGATAGACACCATCTGCGACTTGCCGTGACGAGGCGGCATGTTCACGCACACCCGGTCTTTGTTCCCCGCAGCAATGTCCATCAGCAAATTGGCCAATCTGCGGTGGTGTTTACCCACCTTGTAGTCTGGCTGCATGTGTTTGCAGAACTCCACCAGATCGTCAAAACATGCTTTTGCCGTCTTGCGGCTGTCAATAATGTCTGCAATTTTCTCAATTTCGGCCTGTTCTTCAGGCGTATAAGCGTCGATATTGTCCAGCATCAGCCGGATTTCGACCTCTGTGAAGTCATCTGCACTGAAAGAAGTGCTTTCAGTCATCAAAATTCTCGTTTTCCGGCTCAAATACAGCCGGTTTTTGCACGTTTTCTGCAATTTCTTGTGGAATTTTGGGTTTGAGGCCCATTTCTGCATCCACGTCGATCACATCCCCGCCAATTTCCACCGCATCAATGGGCATATCTGGTCTTTGGATGAGCCTTTGGAGCTTGGCACGCAGTCGTGCCTTCAATTCGTCGGTCGTTTGGTGCGTAATCGTCACTTCTGACCTGTCGGTGAACAGCCCCACGTCGCTGTGCTTGCCCAAAAGCTCCAGTGCACGGATTCTGATGCGTGGGTCAGGGTTTCGAGACTCTTCCAGCAACCGGTTTGTCACCATGTGACGCACCTCAATGGCATGTGTGACCACGGCTCTGCCGTATTCGTCCAAATACGACCGAATATTCAGGAGTGAAGCAGGCGTCAGGGATGACGCACGTGCATTTGACACTGCATTACTTGTATTGTGTGGGCTGTTGGCGTACGCCGTGGTGATTGCAGCCGCTGCTTGTGCATCTTCCTCGTTGGGTTCTTGCACCTCCAGTCCATGTTCCTCTAATAAGAGAATGGAACGGCAAGCAGCCTCGGCCCTTTCTCGCAGGTCGAGGTATGGAATGTCTGGGATGATCTCTACCCCAAATTCTGGCATGAGTTCAAGTGTCATTGTGCGCAAGTCCATGTAGACCGATGCGTAATAGTAACTGATTTTCTTGTGGTGTCAAACACTACTCTGCATTTATGCCACGTAGGTATCCTAAAAGATGTTATGGGGGGTAGTCCTATGTAACCCGCGGAGACGTACCTATGTGTTATGTATAAACATGATAGGGGGTAGTCTCTACATGGTGTTATAGATAATTTTTTAGGCGTTACCACTTTTTTGCATGGGGGGTGTTTCCTGTATAGCTGGATGGATATACAGTAATGGCAAGTCCAATTATGGGGGGTGGGGGCTATTTGAGCGGAATAGTATACCTACAGAGCCACAGGGACTCCAAACCATAGCGCGGGGGGTGGCGTACGGGTGGGTTAGCCACAATGCCAAATAGGTTTTGGTGCCATGTTATACGCCGTATAACAACTATCGAATCATAT